AGCGTTATCTGCCATTATCTTTTCTCTGGGTGTTCCAATTCACATTCACCGCAAGTACAAGACTCGCACTCGCATCCTTCTACAGTACAAGGATAGCTTTCTTCGTGACATTCATGTCCGCAATTTGGGCATTCACTCATTTATTTCTCCTATGTGCTATCAAAGTTAAATAGATAGTCATAATCAGATGAATCGTTAAACCCATAATCACTATCTGCCGAAATAGTAAATGGATCGGGTCTTGTTCTAAACGAAGCCACCTGAAGATCTGAATCGGCCAAACCTCTTCCGATTTCATATACGTCTGTCTGAGCAGTACGGATAACTTTAGAATCTGTAATTGGACCGTAGAAATTAATTCTCATATCAAATGTTAAAGTGTAGATGATAGTCCGTCTGGCCTCAAGCGCATTCTCATAGTCGTCGGCAAAATCTACACCAACCAAAGCAATTGGAATATCCTCTTTAATATCAGGATAATCGGCAAATGGCTTCATAGTCAATACATATTGTGGATTAAAGTACGGAAGAATCTGCTCTACGATCTGCAGCGCATCATCCTGGTTCTTTGCATAGATTGATAGCTGGAATCCTACATTATAAGGAACAAAGCTGTAGAACTTATTTCTATTACCGTATCCTGAACCCGATTGGGTAAAGTTATTTGTTTTTTGCAGCTGACGTGCTGGGTCATATGCGATAGTGGTAATCTCGAAAGACATCCGCGGTAGCTTTACTGCAACCTTAGAATCCTCAAGAAGATCCGGTTGAGATCTAATACGATCAAGGAACTTACGCTGTGGTGCGTATGAGAGTGGGACCTTAACCTGTGATATAACTTGACCAGAAGAGTTAGAGCGGACAACGTAAAGGTTATTAAAAAGTGTACCGAATATGGCAACACTTTTCCTTAGCTTCTGATGATAAAAATGTGTTCCAAACATGGTTAACCTTTATATATTGACTGTAAGTGAGTTTCAAACTCTTCCACCTTAGCCAATCTATTTGGCCATAGGATGTATTCTTTTTCCGGATTCTTCTTTAAATTATTTAGTAACGGCACAACGGCATTATATAACTTATCAAGTCTTTCCTGTGTAGTCGTAGCTAATTGCTCTGCATCATCTGCCTTAGCCGCAGTCTGTTGAACCGCCTGTAGCTCATCCTCGTCTACTGCTGTAAAACCAAAGTCAAATAAATCAGTCATTTGGATCTCCGAATGGGTTAGATTCGCTAAAGTCTAGGAAGCCGTCAGTGAATGTTTCAAAGTCAGTATTTTGTTCGATTTCAGAGATCTTATTCTCTTCGTCAACTGAAGATATTAATACATAATTAACTTTTTGCGATCGGGTATTCAACTGATAAACCAAACCATCAGGGGCAAATTCGTGGTACTTACCATCATTAGCACCAATATGGATTAGACTTAGTGTATTGGTATTGGTGTTCCATTTAATAACCTCACCTGACATAGTTACACTATCAGCTAGATCTTGATATACCATATCTCCAATATCAAATCCGGCACCAGCACTATCTAAGTTTAGTAGATATGTGTAGGCATAATCTTTTTCAATATCGTCGATTAACTCTACGCCAGTTTCAAAGTTTTCATCATTGTACTCGAATAGCTCACAACGTAATTTAAATACTGCAATATTACTTAATTGATAAAATGGTTCTTCGTGTTCAACCATCATTACCTGGAATAGCTTATTGGATAATGGTAGATAGATTAAGTCGCCTTCAAAAGGTCTTGCACCTTGGATCTCGTTATCGTACCTTGCAACCAGTTGTGTCCATCTTTTTCTAGAAACTATAAATGTCGCTTGATCTCTAATCTCTACACCAAACTTAGTGAACAGATCGCCTTCACCACCAAACCCATCAATGTTCTCAAGGTACATTTCAATGCGATGAGATGAGTTAAATCTAGAAGGAACGTCATCAGCTAAAATTCTATCCTCGTTGACAATGTCCCTTGGAAGATAGTATACATCCTGACCATACATTCTTAAGGATTCGATAACCAAATCCTCATACAGTTGTTGCTCGGACCTTACTTTTTGGCTGAAATAGAAATTGGTTGCCATGTCTTATCCTACAAAGAAGTCAGCTGGAAGTTCGTATTCTAGTCTAATTCTTTCTCTTAATTGTGTGATTTCATTAATAGCATCCTCATAGATTTGTCTACCATTAATCTGTACACCACCTGGGAGCTGCATACCTTCGAATTTCATAAGGTTCGAACCCCACTGACGTTTTACTAAGGCAACGGCATATTCTTTTAACCAGATATCTTCCCAGACTTGGTTAAATGTATCTTCATCGATATAGACATAGGCTTCAAGTACAATGTAATCACCCTCTTGAATATCCTTATCTTCGATATCCCCACGAATATAAAGTCTATTCTGACGTCTGGCAAAGTTAACTTGTGGTGAACCAGTTAACCTTTGATCCAACAATGATAAGTATTGCTGCATCTGTTCATAGTATGCTAGGTCACCGATGTAGGTATGAATATCAGCAATATCATTTAGGTGCATCTGATATTTAATATCAAAGAAGTTTCTAGATGAGGTGAGATTGGATCCTACGCTAAACATTTTAATTACGTGCAGAGCATCTGACTGGAGAGTAATGTACTCGTTGCTAATATCAGCCGCAGTCATCTGGTGCTTAATATACGTTCTGTGAACTGCATCAGAATGAAATTCTCTCCAATATGCCAAAGCTTCGTCGACACGGTCTTCCATCTGTTGTTCTTCAACATTGATCTCTATAACAGGATCGCCTAAGCTCCTCTTAATGTAATCAATGAATTCGTCTCTACTAGTAATTGCCATGGTGACCTCTAAGCCTAAAAGTGTTACTCTTATTTATATACTTTTAGCTCTGAAGAATTTGTAATCTTTATCCTCTTCACTTTGGTCTATAATACCGCCGGATTCAAAATTTAAGTCTATTAGATATTGCCTAATTAGACCGCTATTAGGTTCATCATTTCTAATTCTTATAATAACCTCTTGGGTATTTTCTAAGACCATCGTACCAGTTTTAATAAAATGAATTTCATTACCAACTGAATCAATTCTTAAAAGATCCGGATAAGGAAGAGGGTCCTTCGGTAAAAGTAAATCTAAACCCTCTTCTACATTTTCTATCAGAATATTAGCAACACCGTTGTCTACTTTATATAAGGAATTACCCACCAAGTCATATACAATATGCTCCGGTGCTTCTTCCTCAATAGTAGGAGGTACTACAGTTGGCGATCCTAATTTAAATGTATGTTTGCCAATATGATCGCAGATAATACTTGTATCAGCATATAATTCAAATCCCTTATCTTTAGCTTTCATACAGAAATCCACATCTTCCGAAACGGTATCTTTATGATCTAATGCAGAGTAATAAACAAAGTGAGGATATTCAATGCTTCTGAAAACTTCACCTTTAATAAGTACACATCCGAAGCCAAAAGCAGACACGGAAATTAGTTGGTCCTTTGGTAGGTTTTCATTTGTATAATTTGCCTGACCACCTGCTTCATCATAGTATAATTCCACAGTCTGTCTATCATGAAGTCTTTGAATATAAACTCCTGAAACTGCATCCTTATCATGAGCTAGCATTTTCTCCAAAGCGTCTTCTGGGACTACAATATCACTATCGATACTAAATAGGTAATCGTAGTGCTTAGCCCACTCTGCAATCAAGTTTCTAATCTGATCAATCTGGTAACCGTAGAAATATTCAAATTTTAGATTATATCCATCAGGCACTCTCATATTATAGATCGATTTAAAGGTTTCAGGCTCAATTCCTGCATTGGTAGGAATAGCTATTAAAATAGTTTTATCTTCAGGTTTCACTTGTTCCTCTTTCAGGTATTTTTGTTCATAAGATTTATTTGCATTTATATTTTGTTCTTCACCGTGAATCTTATAGTCGTTCAAAGGATTGATATCGTTATAATAACAAACAATCTCTTTTACTGCTTTAATTCTTTCAGACGGTGTGTTTTCTATTAATTCGTAAAATAACGGGTTATCCATGCCACTCATCATAAACTCACCGTTTTCGTCTTTATATCTTTCCCAGTCCAACAACGCAAATGTTGCACCTAAACAGGTTCTTAAATGTGTATATGGAATCTTCCAATTAAACAAATATCTTCTGAAAGATTTATCTTTTCTAACCTTTTCAGGATAGGTTTGGGCTATTAACGGTATTCCATCTGCTAAACTCCAACATGATCCGTATGTAAAATGATAACCTTGTTCATATAGGAAATTATAATAATTAAAAATGGTGTTATTACTTACTAGGAAATCATCGCCATCCAATAGCATA